TTTCTATTATAGAGGGTTATGGATATATAGATGAATTGTATAAAAAGAATCCTAAAAAGAAGTATTTAAAGTTTATAGGTTCTAATAGAATATCTATTGATATTGCTAGAAGTGCTAAGAACTTCCAAATAATCCAGTTAAAAGAATCATCAGTAAAAGATGTTCTTATAGATGAATTTATCAGAATATATGAGCAATGTAGAGAATATTTTATAAATGTAATTTATGTATATCAATACAGAAGTTTTTTTAATAAGTATGATAATGTAATAGCAATGATGATAATGGTTATGACATTACAACAGATAAATGCTCAACAGTTATCTTCTTACATCAATAGAAACTTCTTTGATATATATGCAGTTAAAATGCTTTATGAAGCATACAATGTACCATATAATCTTAATATAGATGAAGATACACAAAATAACTTATTAAGAAACTTAAATATGTTAATACAGAATAAAGCTACTGATAAAGTTATTTATAATATATCTAATTTATTAGGATTTTCAAATATCAAAGTATATAAATATTTCTTAGCTAAAGAAAGATTATTTGATATTTATGGTGTACCAATAGTAAAATGGACTACTAGATTTAATACAGATACTGGTGAAGTTGAAAAGATACCTGATTACAAAGCAATGTATAAGTTATACTTCCAGAAGTTTGAAGTAATGGATGATAACTTCTTATTGACTTTTGATAAACAGGCTAACCATGTAGAGTATAATGATGTAGTTAAAAATGACCCATTCTGGATTGAAGACCAGAATCTTGAAAGAAGAATATGGGAAAATACATATAACTTTGTAGAGAGTAAATATTTAGGTATGGGTGTTTCTTATAAGATGACTGATATCATGTATGAGAATATAATAATGCTTAAATTACTTCTACAGAAAAGAAATGACTTAACTGATGTTACTATAAAATTACCAAAGATAACAGGAGAAACTCCTATTCCTATCTTTGATATAATAGTAACTTTATTATGTCTTACAGCTTGTAAGCATAAATTATATGGAGAAATAATATCAACTCCTACTCAAGTTATATCAGTATTAGATTATGTTAGAAATCATGAGCAATATGATTATAACTTAGATACTCTTAAGTTTAATTTTAATTATTTCTTTAATCCATCTGCTAGAGATAAAAATGCAGATAGTGAGAATTTAAAGAACCAGTTAATTAACTTTATGAAGTCTCCTAAAGATGGTTTATTACCAGATACTTTCCAATTCAATTTTGATTATCTTAAACCAACTGACCCAGATACTGTTAAGAAGATTGAAAGAGTTAAAAAGATATTAGACCCAGCTGATTATGATAAATTTGTTAATTATATCAATATCATAGAGCAAGATACTTCTACTGCTTCTGATAAGGTAAAAGCAATTAATGATATTTATCGTAATATAAAAGATTTAAAAACTCTTCTTAATTATTATCTTACAAAGATTATTGATAAGAGAAGAGATTATGAATTAATGAAAACTCTTTATGATGCTTTATTCTATTCTACAGAAGTTAGTGAAGTATTTACTATTACTGGAGAAAAAACTGGTATAAGAAGAACAGCATTTACATATTTTGAATTCTTATTCCATTTAAACCCTTATTTATATTCTTCATTATTCTCTGTTGACTTTAATAAAGAATATGATAAATACTTAAGACAAAATGGATTAAGTTATGCTAATTATTCAAGAACCAGATTTATGGAAGATGTAGAGAAAGGTAATATCTTTATAGATTATAGTAATTTTAAAGATGTTGCTTTAGATTATGGTGAAGCTGATTCTAAAGAGAAAATATATTTCTATGTAAATCATATCATAGGAAGATTACAAACTATATTAAAGGATATTCAATATTTATTCTTAATGAATGATGATGAGAACCCTTTATCAGAATTATTACTTAAATTAGTAAGATTCTTTAAATCATATACTGTAGATGTAATCAATATGGATACTTTAATTATAGCAGATACAAAACCAGAGAATGCTATGAAGTATTTTGATGAAATACATTATATGAAGAAATTAATTCAAGTACCAGAAAAACTTCATACTTCATTTGATGATGTTGTTAATCTAATGGTAGTTAGATTTTTAGCAAGTGAAAATAAGAATGATAATGTATTGAAGTTTAAAGATAAATTTATATCCGAAGTATTAATCAGATTAACTCATAGAAATCTTAATTCAATAAGATTAAAAGAGAAATTTGATTTAAGAGGAAAAGATATAGAAATAGATAGTAATGTTAGTTTATATGATATAGCTAGAACTAATAGTACTTTAAAAGTAAAAGATAAGAACCCATTACAATTATCTGATAAGGTAGTTAGAATGTGGTATGAATAAAATAGATAGGAGATAATCTTTTCAAATGGCTAAGACAATAAAACTTAATGATTGTGTTAAATTTAATGATAAGATAAATAGTAATGGTATATGGGCTACTACTGAAGTAATTGGTGGTTATGGAGAAATTCATAATAACCCGAATGGTAAGTCTACTCTTGATGAAGAGATATTTAGAACAAAAAATATTGTTCCAATCGGTGGAGTTTCCTATGTAATGGAACAGATGTTTGGAGTGAAAGATAGTCAGATAGAAGTTCCTACTGTTTATAGTACAGATAATATTGGAATAATTAATTCAGGTAATCCATCAGAAACTTATGATGTTCCAGGTGGTACAAAATCACCATTATACAGACATGGTCACTATGTACAGTTATTTGGTATTGGTATTACTGGAACAGCAGAGAATGATATCAGTATCTATAAACCAGATTATAGAGAGAATGGTATTAAGTTAAGTAAAGTTAATGCAGATGGATTAACTGTAACAGGAACGATGTTACCATTCAGATTTACTCAAGCTGTATTAAACTCTCAAGAGAGATTACAGTACTTCGGTAAAAAAACAAATCCAGATGGAGTAACTGGTTATTACTTAAAGAGATTTGAGAATGATCCAGTTATTAAGCATATATGGAAAACTGGAGAAGATATAATAGATGAGGAAAATGAAGTATTAGTACCTACAGATAGTGTATGGAGTAATACAGCAGGATTGAATACTGTAGAAACTTTCACAGAGTTCTTCTTAAAGATAAATAAGAAAGATGTAAAAGAATGGTTCATCAATATAGAGCAGGAAGATAGAACAAGAATTAATACATTGGCTTTATTTACAGGTCAGTATGTTAAGGGAAGTAATCCAGCTGATTATGGTGACTATAGAGATGTAAGATTATTCTCTAAGTTGTGTATCAATCCAGAGTACTTAAATCTTAATAAAGACTTGAATATCATATACAGAGTATATGGTGCATAAATAAAAAAAAATAAACAGCCGAAGCTGTCCTGGAAGATGAACTTAATCATCTTCCAGGGTTCATTTCTTCCCACTCGTTGAGCCTGGACTCATCGTATCTCGCGATGAGAGGATTGTCCCAGTGACAACCACTCCAGCCTCTGAGGTACGCTTGTCGACGCACCTCTCGCTCAAGTTTACATGGCATGATAGCCCACCACTGGTCAACCCCAGGGCGACCATCTGTATGAGTTATACACTCCTCATATCTTGTAGGGAATTCTCTCTTGCCATCTAAAAACATCTTTGCAACTTTAACCAATACTCTTCTTTTCATTTTAAATCTCCTTTATTAGGTTAGTATTTTTATTATCAGATATCATCACTTTACGGATAAAAAAATATATGGGATAGATAATCATTATCTATCCCATATTTCTTAACCTAAACTATGAATACCCATATTAGTAGGCATTATAGTATTAATTTCTTCCTTTACGATTTCTTTAAGAGCTTGAATATCAAACCCCTTTGGATATTTACAATTAGTCACATCAACATGCCCATTTTTATAAATATACCATTTAATAGCTAAGTCATGCTCGCCAGACAATAGAGTGTGTGATATTGACCATTCATCCATATATCCGTCAGTGGTTTCACCACCCCAATGATATATTAATAATACTGCACCATTGAAATGTAAATAAGTGTTAGTAGTATATTCAGTTTTTGAATCATTCTTATACACTGTTCCGATTATGTTTGACATAAAACCTTCCTTTCTATTTATATATGAATCTCATTACTCCTTTTCAAATACTTATTTTCATACGCAGTATGTGCAAATATATACAGCATATTTAATCTATTAGCATTCTTACGAAATAATGACCCTTGTGTTGCTTCATTAAACATAATTTCTAAACTATCTATCTTAGCTAATAACCCTTCTAAATTAGTACTATTCATCTCTGGGTTAGTTTCACAAAGCTTTTCTACGTTTGCCATGACATCTTTATTGATTTTCTTAAAAATCATATTCAGTATATTATCAACTCTTTCTAATTCGATTGATTTGATAACACCCCAAACTTCTCTGTTAATACATTTATTAGCGTATTTCTTCATATTAGCCCATCTACGCTTTTCAAATGAATCAACTAAACCATACATCACTACTTTTAAATCGGTGCATACCAAACCATCTACTGCTTCTTTTATTTCACTTACCATGAGAATATCCTCTTTCTATATTAATAACTTAAGTAGATGTAGTTTGCAAAAAAATGAATGGGGTTATTATAACCCCATCCAAATTATTTCTTAGATACATCTCTTACTTCTGAAATAACGATATACTCGATAGATTGCTAACAACATCTCTAAATCATCATATTCTACATATTTCAGTAAATGCATCTCACACATGTAGCCTTCAACCATCTCTTTGTCATGATCCTCGTATAATAAATATTTATCAAATAACCCTTTTTTCTTCTTTGTAAAGAATTTGAGGATTTCTATAAAGATTACTGTTATACTGACTTTATATTCATCAAACCTACCGCTACCAGATTCATAAAAGAGTTCCCAGAGTTTTACAATAACATCATCTAGATTTGATTTATTTAATTCATATAGAGATAATGCTTCGTATAAATCATTAATCATACTATGAACATCACCATCTAGTTTATCAATTTTCACCTTAGTTCTCAGATACATTATCTTCACCACCATTTCTAATTGCATTAATCTTTTCATTTATTATAATGCTTTTCAAGAAGATGATGATTTTAAATAAACTATTCACTATCATTTTCCGTTCATTTACATAATCGTCATCTTCGTAATATAGATATGATATGAGGAAATCCATATTTGATGAATCGAATAATTCATCATCATTCCATAAATCACCCATAATCATTTCACCCATTGTATCGAATATATCGATTATTAACTTTAAACCAACTTCATCCATATCGTCAATATCCCAGATATCCATATTATCAAATGAGTCATATACATCATATAAATTATCTGGTCTCATACCAAATTCTATAAGCTTGATATAGGTATTTTCTAATTCCATATGGATTGTAAACTCATCTTCTTTAAAACAGGATAATTCGGTAATACTGTTTATTTTTACTCTTAATTTATCAAATGCATCTTTACCAAGTACTTTAAACATAAATCACCCTAGCCTCACCAGACATACAAGATGCTTTCAACTGTTTGAAATACTGTAACGATGCAACCACCATCTTTAAGAACTTTGAATACTCAGTGATATCATCATCAGTTATATTTTGAGCTTTAATTCTACTAACGCAATTGTAGAACTCCGTTTCATTATCATCACCGAGACCTGCTGATGTTAATATATTTATAGTAATCTGACTACAGAAAGCACCAAGTATTTTCTTTAAGCCTTCTCTACCATTCTTATACTGCTTATTCAAATCGCTGAATGACCACATGAATGTAGCAGATATAGCATTAATAGCTTTATCTAACTCACTCATATCATTATTAGGAATAAATCTATTTAAGTGGAAAGCAATAGCTGATAAATCCTGATATATACGAATATCACATTCATCAAATATTGTTTCACTAATCATATTCCTTGCATTGTTAAACTCTTCTGAGGATACCTCAATTAACATAACTTTCTTTGTTTCCATAGGTTTCTCATTTCCTTTCTCTTCAATAACTACTTCATTTACCTCATTTTCTAGTTCTTCTTTAAACACATATCTACATTCTACAGAATCAGCACCCGATACATATGAATCGAATAATGACCTTATCAATAGCATATGGTTGATAGTTGGTATAAATTCTTCTGGTGCTCTTGATACAGCATCATCATATAATTTCTTATTAGTAGTATCAGGCCATTCAATAAATCTAGCAATACTATATGCTTCACTATCACTATGACCTGTAAGTATACAATATACATTATGCATTACTTTTGATAATGCCTGTCTACTAACTGGATATAACTCATTAAAATCCCAGAATAGTATTCTATCCAGTTTACTACGTAATGTACATACTGCATCTTTGTCAGATGAATCCAATAATGATGAGTATCTGAATAAATCATCTATAAAATCTTTGATGATTCCCTGTTCGTATTCACTACATGATAATAAGTAATGATACATATTTTCTAATCTGTTAAGACTTCTTTGAATTCCCATATTTATTTCTTCCCTTCGTGTTGGTGCTCTCTATACAATTCAACCTTCCTCATTCTAAAATAATTTATTAACAATAAAATTCTTTCGATGAGAGTAGTTAAATCAGTTTGTTTATTGGTTACAGGACAAGCTGATATGTTGAATATTCTACCTAATAACATTAACTCATTCACAGTTCTTTTACTTGTGAGAATATCATATTCAGTAGCTGGTATGAATATCTTAAATATACTTTCAATAATACTCTTTATTGATTCACACTCTGGTGTACTAAGTTTCTCGAATTTCCACTTAAGCATAAGACTACAATTCTCAATAAGAGAATCCAACAAACTATTTATATCATCATATGAATTATCATTATTGAACTTATTAAGGAGAACTAACACCTTATTTAAATCCATATATACACGGTCGTCAGCACTATCAAAAGTACCTTTATATATAGCACTATGTAATGTGTCTAAATCGATTTTTCTTACTTCAATCTTCATTTTTTACCTCGCTTACTTTTTACTTATTATAAAAATAAGAGATAGGTTTAATACCTATCTCTCACTATGGAACATAGAAATATTACTCATCAAATGGTGTAATACCTTTGCTTGTCTTTTTCTTCTCGTCCCATTTCTTACTGTGGATAATACCCTGGTCTAACGCAGCTTCATCATCTTCAGAAAGATTATCAATCTCTTCACTGAGCTTCTCTTCGAAGTCTTTGATGATGCTGTCTGCTGGTATCTCATCAGATTCATTTTCAAGTTTATCGACCCACTCTATGAGAGCATCTTCATAACTAACATATGGTGAATCATCCCACTCACCACGATTCAAGTTCGGATTAACTATAAACTCACCTTCTTCAAAGTCATCCTCAGGAACTCTTTCAAGTACTTCCTTTATTGATTTTTTACAATCTTTCCACCACCACAACCAAACACCTATTCCAACTATAGAGGATACAACCATAGTTGTATAGTATACAACTTTTGCCACATTACTTACCTTTTCCAAATCAAACTTTTTCATTTTAATCTCCTTTACTATTACAATTTGATTATTGGTTACAAAAAAATAATATATGATTATTTTCCCATTGCAATCTCAGAATAATAAATTAAAAAAAAATAAAAAAAGAAGATGTGAATATTTCATCACATCTTCTTTTCTACTGTTAGATAATAACGAGTTTAATATAACTCATCATCATCCTCATCGTGAATACGATTTTGCTCATCATGGTATGCTTTGAGCATACGCTCTTGAGCACTCGGTTCCTCGTCTGGCATGTTTTCAGCCCAGTTTATAAACGACTCTTCATCGTTTACGTCTGGTAAATCATCCCATTCACTACCCGATGGCATATACTTAGCCAGTTTTCTATCTAGTGAACTATCAAAACATTCTTTGACAATATCTCTATTGATAACTTTATTGGCTCTTCTCTGAAGTTCTCTTGCTTCAGCAAACCATTTAAAGTATACAACAGCACATGTGATTGCTGATATAATCCAACATATACCGTATACGATAGCAAATGTCTTAGTACCTCTGTTCATGTTCTTAAACATAAAACCTCCTTCCCCGTTAAGCCGATAGGGCAGCTATAAAGTTACTTTGTTTATTAGTACACGTAAATAGTATATTATCGTTTTTTTT